ACCTTTTCGGACCTTTCAAGGTCTTTACATCCTTCGCTTTCATACGATCAGACGTTAGTTTAGTTTCAGCGGACATGATTGACTTCGTAATCGCCGTATCAGCTCTTAATTGAGCTAAATCTTCGTTCTGTTCAAGTTTATCATCCGTGATTTCTTTATTCTGGACTAATTTAGCCTGATCAAGGTTGATTCTTGCTTTAGTTTCTTCTTCTTTACGCTGATTTTCCATCGCTTTCAAGTCAACTTCTCTTGATTTAAGTTTTAATAAAGGATCATGATCAAATTGAGAAGTAATTCTCTTCTCTTCCTTCATGAATTCTTCAGTCATTTCAGCAATTAAGATCGCTTTTCTTGCTTCTATCTTTTGAGATATCTCTTGAAGTTGCATTTTAGCTTGTGGATTCATTGTTGCTTGCTGTTGAAGCTGTGGCAACATCTGCATTTCATTCCTAAACTCTAATTGAATCTGTTCTTGAGCCATTAATGAAATATGCTCTAAACAATTTTTCTGTAAAGCAGCCATAACCGGTGGATTATTTCTCACCATGTTCGTTGCCATGAAATTTAAGTGTGATGTAATATGCGCTCGGTGGTCTTGACCAGGAAATGCTTGAAAAGGCTTTTGACCTAAAGCATCAATATTTTCCAAAGCCGGATCCTTTGGTAAAGGAGGCGGCGGTGGAGGTAATACCTGATCAATGTTTTTGACCCCGATTGCTTCATACATCTTACGATACGCTACATATAAATTATGCATTTGAGGATTCGACATCGCAAGTTGTAATTCTGTTTGTGCCATTGTAATTCGTTGAGACATAGAAAAGATATTTGGATCCGCTACCGGTAAAACATCTATTCTGTCATCAAAATCTGCTTGTTTAACATTTTTAGCAGCCCCAATTACATCGTAAGGATATTCTGGAGGTAAAAAAGTTGAAAACACTTTTGCTAATAATTTAAATTCTTGTTTCATGCCCACATAAAGTCTTTTGTGAATTGCACTCATCACACGTGAGCCTCTTTCCAATAAAGCGATCGTTGTTCCTACCGCTGCACTTTGATTTCCTTCACCTACTTGCATATCAGCAATAGCCGCGAATCTTTGACCAGCGGATACCACAACACCCATAAGTTGTAAAAGTGTTTGAGAAGGTTCTTTGTAAGGTAAATTATAAAATGATTCTTTTAAGCTTCCACCCGGAGCATCAACATCTCTCCATTCCCCTGGCTGAATAGGATTCGCATCATCCCTGACACGAACGCCTCGTTGTTTAAATCCAGCAGGTAAATTAGATAATGTTCCTGCGTCTAATAATTGGCGGAGAGCAGCCGTTGCAGTTCTACTCAAACCGCCAATCATATGTATGAGTCCAAAGCCGTAAAATCCTAGTCCTGGCAGAAATTTGAAGTGGACAAAATATTGGATTTTCTTCTTCAATGGATCATTGGGCGCAAAGTTCCTTCGTATTGAAAGAACCTTTTGACTACCATATTCGATTGTTACGACGTATGGTAATTTTATTCCTGACGGTTCACCCGTCTGAGAATTCTGATCTTCAAAACCTTCTAGGTCTAAATTAACATGACACTCTAAAAGTGTATAAAGTTGTTCGTTTCTAGCAGTACGTTGAGTGCCTTCTAATTTTCGTTCTGCATCTTTTAATCTATCATCTGCTGGATAACTTGGTGCTGCTAGTTCAATATCTCTGTAAAATCCATTCACTTGTTGTTTTCTTAAATCATTTTCAGACATTTTCACGATATGCACCACGGCTTCTGCATCATCCAATGAATTGGCTGTATAAGGAACCACTAGATCATCCGCAGGTACAAATTTAGATACCGCTCGACCTAATAGTTCATCATAATAAACTTTTTTAAAAGTAGATCCTGCTAAAGGTAAATGAAATAACATCGAATCAAACTCTGGTTCGTATTCTTTCATGACGTCAAGAATTTGATAATTCATGAAGTCTTTAACTCGATCTGATTGGGCTTGTCTTTGTGGGCTTGAAGCTCCGATAATTTGAGTTCTTACCGGTCCATCAGCTGGTAATAGCTCTTTATAAGCTTGCGCTTGAAACTGCGTAACCGCTTCTGCAAGTACCGGATGAGTTGCACCGCTTGCTCCCTGAAAAGGTTGAGTCCTGTTAACATATTTAAATCCTAGAAGATCTATACCATTAATATAAGATTGCTCCCAATCTTTTCTGGACATTTTATAATCCATATAATCGCCAGTAAGTTTATTACCAACTGGATCTAAAACATCATCAGGTAAAATATCTGCTAGATTATCAAAGTGTTCTTCGGTTCCAGGAATTTTAAGATTGGCTTGTGGATCAAAATCAACCGTTGCTCCACCATCTTCTTCCGATGTCACTTCAATTGGTTTTTTACCTAACTCTTCCGCAATATCAACTTCTTCGACTAACTCTTCTTTAGGAAGCGTTTCATCGGGTATAATATTCGGGAGAGCTTTATCTATTCGATTGTCTGCCATTTAACTTCTCCGGTTTCTTTGTATCTTGTTTTAAATCTTTTCGCAAGCCTTGTGGATTCGGTCCTTTTAAAGGAGGAATCTCCTTCCATTTCACATGCTGCATATTTTTAACTAACGTTGGGTTTTTCATTTTTTCTTTAATAAACTCACTATTCCACCATCAAGGTACGAGACCCTGCCGCCTCTATTGTAATACATCTCATTCAAAGGGTTTTGATTTCTTCTTCGATAAGGTTCTAAACCTTCTCTTGCTCTTGCTTCTTTAGCTTCTAAAGCTCCTAGTTGACTTGCATAGTCTAATGGGATTGAGGAATAAGCGTCTCTTATATCTTTTCCTTCACTTGCGCCCATATAATAATCATCATAAATATTTCCAACACCATGGGCTTCTGCTTCGTCTTGTTTAAGAGGTCTATAAAACCACCACCCTTCAGGATCTCCGTAAAAATCTTGTCCTTTGGTTTCAATAAAAGACTCTAAGTCTTTGGGGGAAGCTCTAAGTTTTTCTTTAGCTTCTTTTTTATAGGGGCTTAAATCTATAGGCACACCCATGATTTCTGATTCTCCATACGTCTTATCTAATTGTGTATCTAAATCAGTTTCCACTTTAGTATCAATCCAGGTTCTCGCTGCTTTCTTTCCAGCCATCTCTTCTGGATGATAAACCCAATCTTCATTTTCAGAGCTACTTCGATCATAACCATCATAATTCTGTGCTATAGAGTCCATATTAGATGCACGTTTATTAACTTCAGCTTCTACCGTATTTCTTAATGCACGTGAAGCATCGTCTGGAAGATTTTCTAATTTATTTGTATAATAATCATGCTTCTGCCAGTTGTTCATCCAGTTCTCAGTATCTCTTACATGTTTCATATATTTTCTAGCTTCAGGGTCATCTACATTATCTAAATCTATTTCTCCCCATCCAGCCCATCCACCAGTCGTCGCACGTTTCGCTGCATCGAAATCCCCCATTAATAAATGGGGAAGTGCAAAAGATAGTTCAATTGGAATATCAAGAGGACCAAGAATCCATGATAATTTAGAAGCTAGTCCTGTTCCTTTTTTAACACTCTGTTTAAGAACTTGTTTTTGGTTTTCCAAAATTTGTAAAGCAGCTTTATCCCCTTGTTTGGCTTTCTGAATCGTGTCATTAATAGCCCCTCTTATACATTGGTTAGGTCCTCCACCTCCTTGAAGACTTACTCGACCTCCTTCGCTGAAACATTTCTTAACAGGGAAGCCTGCATCTAATAGAAATTTACGGACTCCTTTTTGACTTAAATAACCTGACGCTTTTTGTTCAAGTGTAGCTTGTTTAATTAAAGGTTTAAAATCTAATTTGCCTTTATTAATTTTCCATTCAACACTTCCAGGATCCACTTTTTGTACTAAGTCATTAAGCCGAGTAATAATTTTAGATTTAGCATCGAGAGTTTTTGCTTTTTTAAATTCCCTGACTAATCTATTTTTAGGTTTTTCTAAAAGCTTCCAACCTAATTCAGTATTTCGTCCACGTGTGGATGCAATAACATTATCTAAAACTTTATTAGCAAAAGCTTTATCATTATTAATGATTGCTGTTTTTAATCCTCCTACGTGCTCGCCTGAATAACCAAACACCATATCCGAAGGTAGTTTGTCTATTCCTAATAATGTTTTAACAGCTTGGTTTTCTTTTCTAATAGAATTGAGAACTTCATTAAAGTCTCTTCCTGCAAGTTCAGCTACTTCCTTAAGTGTCTTTTCATAAGTTCCTTTACTTAAATTAACTTTAGCATGATACTTTTTAAAAAGTTCTGGATATTCTTTAGACATAATGTCAAAGAAACTTCCGCCCCCTTGACCATATTTAAATTGATCATAGCCCTCACCTAAAAAATATAAGACATCTTTATCAATAAAATCTTCTCCTGCTTTTAACCAATCGGTACGCCTAGCTTTATAGGCTGCTGGAGCTCCTTCAGGTCTTTTTTCCGTAGCCCATTCCATGTATTTCTTAACCCCTTTCTTTAAATCTTTATCTCGTTCTAATTTTCCTTTAAAAAAAGCTCTTTTATAAAACGCCTTAGAAGGACCATGTGTTTCAACTTGTCCTTTTTTAGCAGCCGTTAAATCAAAGATTGTAGTTTCTTCTCGAACTAAAGGTAAACCCATATCATCGGTTAATCGAACTCTTTTTTCGATATCAATATAATCTCCTTTTTTAGATTCCTTAGCCCATTCTTTTGCCATCTTCTTAGTGAACTTGTCGTAATCAGAAACTTTAAAATTATCAACATTCTCTTTATAAAACTTCTTTACCCATTTACTTCTATTTTTTTGGACCTTTTGTGAAGATTCAGTAGCTCTGATAGGTTGGGTCTTAGCTTCTTTTAGAAAAGCTCTTGCATCTTCTATTTCATCAAAATAATGAGTTTTTGCTTTTTTCTCACCTGTAGGCCAATTTCCTAAATCCGCTTTATATTTGCTTCGAACAGAATATCCTCCATCAGGAAGTTCTTTAACTCCTTGATACCCCTGTCTCCCTGGTCCAGGTTGCACGAGTTGTGGAACGCCGCCTTCGGCCATTTGATCACGTTCTTTACTCTCTTCGACAAATTGTTTCCACATGCCCTTAGAACTTGCCGGACGTTTAAAGTGACGCCAAGTCTGAGCCATTTTCCATTTACCAATGTCCATTATTCTCCTAACATGTGAGCTAGGCCGCCTGAAGCTTTTTTCCCACGTTTCTGACGGTCCAAATGTCTACTGATCAAAACACCAGTTCCAACCGCCGTACTGTGCGACAATCCTTTTCCAGGATTCTTCTTGTAATATTTTCCTAACTTATAGCCTTGGTCCATAATGTAGGCCTCGGGTTTCTTAATTTTCTTCAGTTTCTTATTTATTTTTTTAAGTACTTTAAGGATACCGCCCCCTCCTAACGGAACACGGCCGCCTGAAGCTTTTTTCGGTCGTATATCTTTAACTTCATCAGCAATTTCTTTAAAGAACTCGTGAATTTCTTTATCAAGGCCTTCTTCCATATCTTTCATTTTACCATCCCTATCAGGACGGACGGTTCCTTCAAAATATTCATCAGGTTCTTGAAAAGCTTTTTGTGTCTCCAGGCCTTCATCTTTAACACCCATTCCACCTCTGTTAATTTCCATATGGTTTTCTTGAGCTATTCCCTCACGCGTTTTCCCTGTGTAGGGATCTGTAGCCACTCCTGATTTATCACTTCTAACGTTAACATTGCCTAAGCCATCTTCCGTAACTTCAACGCCTTTGTATTCATATTTAGTGGATGGAGGCGTTTTTCTATAAGGGCCTTCCATAATTTCCTTCGTGCCTTTAGCTTTTACAACTTCGATTAAGTCATAAACGTATTTAGGAATACCATCAGGTCCTCTTTTAATAACTTCTTCGGTAACTTTAGGAATCACTTTAGGAGCAGTTTTCTGAATGCCTTTACCGATAAAAGGTAGAGAAGCTAATCCTGCCATTATTTTCATAAAAGTTCGTCTGCCCATTCCTCCTCCAGCGAAGCCTATTCTTCCGCCTTGATTCATTTTCTTTCCACCTTTTCCAAATTTCTTTTTCCATACCAACTCTAATCCCCAACGGTCATCATCGGCTCTTACTCGTTCATCTAAATATTCATCGTCCGGCGAATAGAGTCGATCCTTAATTCTACGTTTGTCATACTCGCCTTTAAGCTCAAAACCCCACGGAAGATCTAGTTCTGCGTCCAACCCTATCTCATCCGTCCAAGTTCTTTGCTCATTAGGACCATAAGCTTCTTCTGAAAAAATACCTTCAGCTCTTGGTTTAATTTCCAAAGGACCGAGTTTAATTCCTCCGTCTTTCATTCCCATTCTTGGTTGTTGTCCCATCTGTTGTTGTCCCATCTGTTGAGCCATCATCTGCTGCATCATCTGTTGTTGTTGATACTGGGGATCCATGCTCCGTGGTACGGCACTCGGGATTCCTTTTGGCATATGCATCGGATTCGGTGTGCCTTGAACTTGAGGTTGAGGCATCTCGGGTTGAGATTGAGGTCCCGGTGGGGTTCGTCCTATGGTCCATGGACCATGGCCTACATTTCCACCACCCGCATATTCACTTCTTCCCGGTGCGCCCGTGCTTCGTTCGCCTTGGGCATAAAGGGAAGGATCAGTGTACATGCCCCACGGATCAGTGACCACTCCAAATTCTTGAAGGGCCTCCGTTCGTGTATTCGGTTCACCTAACATATAAGCTAGACCACCAGAAGCTTGTGGTTTTCTAC